CCGCGACTGCCCTGGGCCACCAGGCCCTGCCTGCTGAAAACCTGTAGCCGATAACGACTACGCTCCAGTCCCAGTTCTTGGGCATAGAAGTTTAAGGCCGCCTGGATAAACTCCCTGCGGGGCTGGCTTTTGCTGTAAACTGTGATTTCCATACTGCCAGTATAGCAGTTTCTGGATTTATTGTCAAGCGGCAATCAAGTTGATGCGGCACAGGCGGTTTTCGCTGTCCAACATGTCTAGGTCTGTATCCCCCGCCATGTATGCCATACATTGTTGTGCGCTACCTGTAAAACGAACCGTCAAAATTCCCTGGCGAAAATCAGGCAAATACACAACTCGGTACATACTTTCTCCTAGATGTTAGTAGTATATGGGAAATAGTATTTACTGTCAAGCCTCCGCCACAATAATACGATAAATACCATATGCCAAGACTAAGCCTCTGGAAACCAAACAAATCAGACGACTACCGTTTCTTTGATAGGACAATATCAGAGATGTTCACTGTGGGCGCCACAGACCTGTACATTCACAAATACCTGGGTGCCAACAACCCGCAAAACACCACAGATGCAACCTTGCCGCACTACGATGCCATAGATCCTACCAAGATACAGGATCTGTTGTTCCTGGAAAACCGTGACCGCAAGTATGACCCCAATATCTATCGTTTACGCGGTCACTACAATGTTCAGAACCTAGACTTTGACCTGAGCCAGTTCGGATTATTCTTGACCAATGATATTATTTTCGTCACGGTTCACTACAACGACATGATAGACATTATCGGTCGTAAGTTGATGGTGGGTGATGTTTTTGAACTGCCACACTTGACAGACTATCATCCACTAAATGAAACCATTCCCATTGGCCTACGCAGATACTATCAGATCACGGATGCCAACTACGCCAGTGAGGGTTTCAGCCAGACCTGGTACCCACATTTGTGGCGTGTGAAGTGCGAACCACTAGTTGACAGTCAAGAATTTGCCAATATCTTACGTGAACCCATTAACACGGACAACTATCTGGGAGAGTGGGATCCACTAAAAACTTACGAACCAGGATATACTGTGCTGTACGGAGATAAAATTTATACACCCAAACAACCAGTACCAGCTGGTACTCTGCCCACAGACCCAGCATTCTGGGAGGTGAGCACAGAACCCTCACTACAAAGTATCATTGGCCGTTACAACAAGAATTTGGAAATTAATCAGTCAGTTATTGAAGAAGCAGAACGCCTTGTACCCAAGTTGGGTTATGATCGTAGCCAATTGTACATTGTGCCCACTTTTGAAAACAATGAACCAGCACCACCTGTTGATGTAGTAATAGGTGCAGATACTCCCATCTGGCCCACTGGTACTATTGTAAACATAAGCAATTCTGCTTTCCGCAACGCCAGCACTGTTTTGCGTGTGAGCAGTGCTCAACTAGATGCCATGTCTGACATTGCCAGCCAAAGAAATGTAAATTTTGAACCTTTCATGACCACTCTGCTGCAAGTGGGAGAAACTGCTCCTGAACGCACAGATACTGGCAGTGGTCCAGTGAGTGGAGACCGTGTGGTCACAGCCCGTATGTTGAGTACCTTCAGTGCTGCTCCTGAAAATATAACTGGACCCTATGGCACTGCTGACAATACTTACGCTACCGCCGATCAATACCTGAGATTCACGGTTACTGCTTATGAAACAGCACCGCAAGTTAGTGTCATCCGGTTACTGGAAATACCTGCAGATTTGGCCATGACGCAAGTGCTAGTAAACGCAGTTGTGTACAGCGAAGCCGGTATACCCCAAAGTGTATTTCCGCCTAATACGCGAGTCACAAACATAAACCGTGTACTGAGCACTATCACAGTTAGCAACCCAACACAGACTAGTATACCTGCTGGCACTGCCTTGATTATAAACTCAGACTTTACTGGAACTGAACCCTATGGGCCCAATACCATGGACTATCGTGCTGACTGCGATCCCAGATTCCAGTACATTCGTCGTTATACGCCCAGAAGTTTTGGTTACATTGCCGGTTACGATTCGGGAAATCAAGAAGCACCCAACGGTGAACCCTTGCGTGCTGGCATAGCATTCCCGGCTGACCCCAAGCTAGGTGATTATTTCTTGCGCCTGGATTATCTGCCACAAAAACTGTTCCGTTGGGATGGTCGTTTGTGGATAGAAATCAGCCAGAATGTGCGAACTGGTGGTTACATGACTGACGCTGATCGTAGTCAGTTGAGCACATTTATTAACAATGATTCCACAGTTACTCTAAGCAATGGAGAAACTATACCTAGCCGTCAGAGTCTAAATGATGCCCTGAGAATACAGCCAGACTAACTTACTATACCTAGTAGTTTCCAAGATTTAGTTTTAGACCTTTCTCCCTTTATCACCTGACAAACATCACTTGCGCGAAGTTTGTACTTGTCAATGAAGTCACGCCTTGTCATCTGTACTATATCACCAGTTTCTAAGTTTATCCATACGTATAAATTGTGGTCATAGTTTTTGTTTGTCTTTTTTATACTGAAGTTTTCTTTTTTTGTGTAATGGTTATTACCGCTGATTTTACTCGCATAGCCAGGTTGTTTTGTATAATGATTATCTCCCGAAATTGCCAGGTTGTTACCACGGGGCCCTCGCATTTTTTCTCTAACCTCAGGTCTTTTTGCTGGGTTCGCGTCACCAGATAACCCTGTTCCTGGCCTTTTTGAGCCAAATAGTGGATGCTTGTTGCCTAATTTTCCGTCACGGTGTGTATAATGATTTTGACCTGAGGTTGAAAATCTATGATTACCTTTTCTTTCACTAGTCCAACTTTTTGATACAACCATTGTTAACTCTGGTCTTTTGCGGCCTGACATTTTTTGCTTTTTGCTTTCTTTGACTTCTGGTCTTTTGCTGGGATTCAATTCTCCATAAAGTGCGCCACCTCCTGTTTCAGGAATCATATTAGCATAAATCAAATTTCCGTAATCATCCATGGCACTCGTAACTCTCCATAAATTACTATAATAACGACCCCAGTAGTGCAGGTCTTTTTGAGAGAGACATTCTCTAAGCAATAAGGTTTCATACTCCTTGCCATGCTCTTTCAGATGCTGTAACCAAGCTTTACCTGACCCAGGATAGGCGTGATAATCACTCTTGGTAGTTTTTCCCAAGTATCTCAAACCTGTAACTTTGTGAGTTTTTACATAAAGATAGATCATTTACTCGCTCCATCTTTATTTAGTGGTTTATTCAGCAATTTGTTTTTTACAAGTGGAACGGCATAAATAAATCACTAACACTGTTCATCATGGCACAATTCTTCTACTCAGAACAAATAAAACGTTTCCTAATCCAATTCGCAAGAATTTTTAGTAATTGGAGCGTCACAGACGGTTACGACCCCAATGGCAACCCCATTATCAAACGCATTCCCATCATGTACGGTGACAGCAGCCGGCAGGCCGCCAACATCATAGCCAACAACAGTGCCAGTAGCATGCCCAGTGCTCCGCTCATAACCTATTACATCAGTGACATTCAATTTGAGCAGAGCCGCACACAAGAACCCTACTTCATAGACAAACTTAATGTTCGCCAGCGTGCCTACAATCCCGAAACTGGCGAGTATGAAACCAGCCAGGGCAATGCTTTCACTGTAGAACGTATCATGCCAGTGCCCTATCGTCTGACCATCACGCTGGACTTCTGGAGCACCAACTACTTACAGAAACTGGAATTCTTTGAGCAGCTGGCCACACTGTTTAATCCCAGTATGGAAATACAAAGCACAGACAATTTTGTTGACTGGACCAGCTTGAGTGTGGTGTATCAAGAGGGCATCACCTGGACCAGCCGCAGCATTCCTGTGGGCACTGGCAATCCCATCGATGTATTAAGTTGGAAATTTACCATACCCATCTGGATCAGTAGTCCCATCAAGGTCAAGAAACTGGGCATTATACACAAGATTATTGCCAGTATTTTCAAGGGCCAATATCGTGATGACATACAAGACGATGACCTGTTGCTGGGCACGCGCCAGAAGATTACTCCCTATGGCTACAAGATACTGCTGTTGAATGGTGGTCTACAAATACTACCGGCTGATC